CGTTTGCTACAGTGTGATATCCTGAACCAGTGTTTACTGTTTCTGCGATTTCGATAGCACCATTTACAGCAGCATTTTGAACTGCTAATTGTCTATCACTTTCAATACTACCATCACCAGCAGTAATTGTTTTTACTGGAATATGTGAAGCAGTTTGGAATTTATTTGCCTCACCCAAAGAAACTGTATACATATACTTCCAAGTATAACCATCAGAAGTAGTGAAAGGTAGAGTTGAGAAACCAGTTGGTTTTACTGTAGAAGCACCACCTTTATTATTGTATAGACATTTGTATACATTATTTTCATTTGTGAAAACCCAACCTTTTCTTTCATAAAAGTCTTTGTCGGTATGACGATACATAGAATAGACTGTTCCAGACTCCCAATCATATCTTTCAGTTACATGCGAGTAATCACCATCGTTAACCTTTTTACCAGCAATCATTTGACGATGAACTTCGTGTCTTAAATACTGGTCGTTATCTACTGGTTCGTCTGGAGTTGGTTCATTTTCCCAAGCAGTTTGTCTACCAATTGTAACATATAGAATTACAGAACCTTTACTATTACGACCATCAATAGGGTCATTAATAGAATGAGCAAATGCTTTCGCATTTGAGATTGATAATTCTTTTGTTGCGTATGTATATGTCGCCATTAAATACTTCCCGATTCGTAATAAACATTAGCACCAGACAAATTACTATTTGCCCATGCTATATTAACATTAGCAGCAGTATCACTCGATACAACATTTAGTGGTATTGAATAGAATTCACCGTGAGCATATTCGATAATCACAGTTCCGTTATTCGCAAACTCATTTGTAAAGGTTGTGCTACTACCAGTTAAATCATAACTACCATTATTTATACTGATTGAACCATTACCTTGTAATCGTTTTTTGTTCGATGTTGATGCTGTAACTTGAACAGCAACATTTGCTAAAGAACGATAACGACCGAATAAAGCCATACCAGCAGGGTGAACTAATTTCAATACAGTATCTCTATATCTGTCTAGAGAAATACCAGACACAACTTCGTATGCGTATTCTTGATAGAACTCAGAATCTTGTAAATAACCTCTCAATGAAGAGATATGAGAACGAGTAGTTGCGTAATAACCTTCTGCGTTAGCAACACCTTCTAAATCTAAAGTAACCTCAGCACTTGATGCGTTAACTCTAGTTGTTGATTCTATTGTAACAGTTTCATTGTCTCTATGTGAGAAACCAGAGTCAAGAACTCTAAGAGCAGTAACTGTTCCGTTCGCACCAACTGTTCCTCTGATATTAGCATTCTTACCTAAGACACCTTCATCTTGTACAAATACAATTTGACCATTACCAACAAGACCTCTTGTCTTAACTTGACTTCTTGTATCTGCGTCTCCACCTTGAACATAAGACGAATCATATATCTCAAAGTTAGCAGTTACATTATTTGCCCAATTAATATTTCCTGGACTTCTTTGTAATTCATCTTGCCATACACGAACAGTCATTTCATATGTTCCGTTAGCATATTGTGCTACACTAATACCTTGATTAGGAACAGCACCACCTTTAACATGCGCCGTTACACCAGTTGAAGGTTGAACTACTTTATCGTTTGTATCTAGTTTAGTAAACGCACTATTACCAGTTCCCCAGTTTTCATCATCTGATTGTAATGTAATATATGCTTCGCCGATACCGAGAGCAGATATGTCAGCATCAACCACAGAAATATCTGGGGCGACCGTATAACCAGTGCCACCAACCTTTAATGATAGTTGGTCGATTGTTCCGACAGTAGCAGTTTTAAATAATAATGAATCTGATAGTTTAGTATAAATGTTTTCTACGGTTGTATTTGATGTTGTCGATACAACATTACCAACAGTTGTATTCGCACCTACAATTCTTAAACCTTCATTTGATAAGAAAGACCTCATCGGACCAGTATCATATTGACTGGTTAAATTAGCAGTTGTATTTGAAGTTACATTTACTGTATATAAATCTCTATCATCAGCACCACCTACACCTCTCGTGTAACCGTTAGCAACTAATGCCACAGATTTAACTACACCAAACGCACCAGATGTGCGACCTACTAATTCTGTTCCTTCTGTTAAAGGTGATAGAGAAGTGTTTGCTATCCAACCAATCTGAAGGACATGATGACCTACTGTGTTACCACTAAAGGATGAGACAGTACCCACCGTAGTACCCACTGAGGTGTTGATATTTACCTTTTCACCGTTCTGAAAGTCTTTGTAACCATCTATGTCAAGAACTACATCTGTGGAGTTATATGCCCTTCTAATAAAGTTTACTTTCGCATTCGCCCCAGTTGTAACACCAAACAAAGATTTCCCAACTGCGATACTTGGGTCTGAAGTATTTGCGATTACAATAACTGCGTTAGCATGGTCGTGAAAGTCTGTTCCTGAAGTTACAATTTGACCAGACTCAGGGAAACCATAGTTAGGACTTGATAGTGGTGTATTCGCAAAAGTATCTGTTCTACCATATCCAGAAATGATTGGTGCTAATAGACCAAAAATATTATTACTTGATATTAAGTTTGTATTTCTAGAAATAGCAAAAGTATCACCAATATCTCCAGGCGCAATCTGGAAGTTTGCGTTAATACCATCACCACCAGTAATATTAATATTTGTAGAACCAGAAGTTGAAGAAGTATATCCAGAACCACCGTCAAGTAAATTAAATGTAATTGTTCCACCCAAGTCTTCAACTTTAGTTACAACAACTTTACCGAACTTACCAATAATATCAGATTGAATATCTACAACATCACCGACTCTATATTCAGCACCTGGACTGACAATTGTTATAGAATTAATACCTGCTTCAGCAATGGGTGCGTGACCAGTAGCACTGGTATCTGTTTTTAAACGAATAGGTTCTAAGTGAACAAAAGTTCCTTTTACATTTGATACAAGAACCTGCATCAACTTACGACCACGAATTGTTCTTACAACTACATCTTCTACTAATGCTTCAGCATTTGAATCATTACCTTTAATTGTTTTACCAATAAAGTTAAATGTATTCGAATCATAAGGAACAATTAAATATCTGTCGATTCTCCAATCACCATCAGATACTTTTAAAACTTGGTCTGCTGGATATGAACCATCTACATTCTCGTTATATAAAGAACGGAATAATAATTTGTATGAAGATTCTGTTCCTCTTGTCTCATTAAAGAACTTAATTGCTTTTGCTAATAATCTTTTATCAGCAAGAGTATCACTAGGAATAGAAGGTAAAAGAGTTGTTCTAAAGTATTCTACATACTCATCGAGTGTTGTATCAATATCTTTATATGATTGTAGATTTTGAATACCGTCAGTTAGTTTACCAGTTTGTTCTAAGTATTCATAGTATGCTTGAACAAAGAGTAAAAAGTTTTCACCGTCTTCTTTGTAGAAGTCGGGGAATTGATTCTTAACAAGAGTTGATATCTTGTCTGTAACTGCCATTCTTATTTCTCACCAATTGAATTAATTGTAGCATCTGTTCCGTTCATAACAAGAACTTGTTGTCTTACTGGTATGATATCTAATCTATCAGGAACACAAGTTACTTTTAATTCAATATCAGCATAAGCACTTGGTAAGAAACTATTAATATCTACATCACCAGTTGTATAGTCAATTGTTCCAGCATTCGCAACTACATTTACTTTTTCTTTATCAGCATTAAAACGATAGATATTTACATTACCGTTTTCATCATCATCAAGATATGATATAAAACCATTATAAGTAAACTGAGTAGATTCGAGTGTTCCTTTACGAATAGGATTATTAAATCTTAACTCAACCTTTTGTTGAGCATTCGTATCAGGAACAAATCTTTTTTGCATCTTCAATGAAACATCATTATTTAATACTGCCCCACTAGAAGTGTTATCTAATGCTCTCACAAAACGAGAGAATCTTAAACGATTACCGAATCTCTCTAAGTTATTTGTCGACCAACTGTTAATAACTGTTTGAATATTTGTCTCAATCTGAGTTGAAGTTAATGTTGTCGCAGTTGAATCAAAATAAGTTGTAACTGTTGGAATTAAATATGTATAATCTGGGTCGATAATTACTGGGTCAATTGCCAGAGGTGTTCTATCTAAAATACTTTCTCTCAGTGATATTTTTCTTTGTGCTGTTGTAAAGTCTTCACCATATGGTTTAACAGCAATATAAACTTTACCATAAACTTTTGGGGATGCTTCTTCACCACCATAAGCAATTACTGATTGTAAGTCTGTATTTTCGTTTAGAATAATTCTTGAATAGTCTTCATTAATTACACAACGATTTTGTGTTTGATAATTTCTTGGTGCGTTGTATTTAATTGATTCAACAGTTTCATTATTGTGACCACCAGCTGCTTTAGTAACCAAAGTAACTGTAGCACTTGTATAAGACATACCTACATTAAGTGTGTCAACTGAGAATGTATCAGCACCGTTTGTTGCTGGACCACTACTTACTAAGTATTCAACAATAATAATATTACCACTCTTAACTTGTTTACCTAAGATACCATCACCAAATACTAATTCATATTTCTCATCACTTGCTTCTTGTAAAGAATAAACTGGTGATGTTGTAAATACTTGTTTAACATTTGTTAGTCTTGTAAATTCAGTAGTAGTTGTATCAGAAGCAGATTCTTGAACACTTACTGTGATACTTGTAGTGTCTACATTTTTATTTGGTAAAATAAATCTTTGTGTTCCTGAAGCATCAACTGTGAATCTGTGTGTTAAAGAAGTTCCTTCACGAATAGCAACATTTGTTGAATAAGTATTTGAACTATTTACAACTTTTGTAGCAGCAACTGTATTGAATGTATAAGTTAAATCATCAATCGTTGTTGTGAATGTAGAACCCTTTGGTATTGTGAAAGAAGCAACGGCATTGTTTGCCCCCTGAAAGTTAAGATTAATAATTGCGTCAGCACCTTTTGAAGAAGTTGGTAGATAACCTAACTCTTTCGCACGAGATACAACTGAGTCTCTTTGTTGAGCAGTATCCAAAAACATTTCATTACCTACCATATTTAAATAGTAAGCATTATAATGAGTGTTGTAAGCAAGAACATCTAGTAATGTTGCGATTGCCGAACCCTCAAAATTATAATCTTGAAATTGTGTTTGACTACTTAAATAAGTTTTTAGATTAGAACGAATCTGTTCAAAATCCAACTCACTGACTTGTAGGTATGTATTTGCTGACATATTATCTTACTCTTTCTAGTATTACATCCAAAATAATTGGACTTGGGTCATTTCTAATTGTGAATGCTATTGAAACAGTTAAAGCATTTAATTCACTTCTATCTTCAACCAAAACCTCTACTATATTCGCACGAGGTTCGTAGTTTTTAATTACTTCTTTTACTGCTCTCTCCATCTGTTGTTTAATGATAGGAGACCAGTTTTCAAATAGATAATAACGAATACTACACCCTATGTCAGACTTAAATGGTCTTTCATAGTAGTCAGTCAATATTAGTGACTTAACAGATTGCCTTACCGCATCCCTATCTGTCTTGCGAGTTGGATTACCCGTGACTGGATGTGGTATAAATGCTAAATCTAAATCACTGAATATTGTGTCTGCCATTAACTATTTTTCTTTTCTTGTATTTCTTGTCTAATAACTTTACAGAGTTTACCTATCTCTGAAAGTGCTTTTCTTGCTCTTGTCCCTGCGGACTTATTACCAGTTTGAAACTTTGCGTTTTCTGTCTGATATGTTTCGAACAAATTTACTATTACATCGTGATTTTCCATCATCAATCTCCATATTAAAAAAATGATATAATCTATTTATATCAATTACAGAAGACATTCTCAGAACCTTGTGATAGTTTATTTCCACAACGGTTATCATAAGTGTCTCCTACTCTACCAACTTTTTTACTGTTGGCATAAACATTTAGTGAACCAGTCACTAATTTAATTGGTGGGTTGTGTGTATTTACATCACCCATTCTATGAATACCTTTATTATTTACAAATACATTCTCAGAACTACCACTAGCAGTATGGTCTACATGACCAGTCGATTTATCACCTTTTCTACTTACTGCTGGCATTAGTAATTATCCGCATAACCAATTGGTTGTGTTACATTAAGAGCAGCAGTTATAAGTCTAGTTTGTGTTCCTTCATAATAAGATACTTTCTTATTATAATCTGCGTGTTTATTTCTGTTTACGGTCAAACCGAGACTTCTCATTTCAGTATCAATTTCTTCAACGGTCGATTTACTAAATTTAATACCAATACTATTTAATGGTGCGTAACAATCTTTAGTGAAGTCAGTACATCTATGTGCTACCAAGTGGGCGAAGATTCTAGCAAGTGATTCATCTTCAACATGTTCCTCTTTATAGAATTTAATATTTTGAAATTTCTTTAAGAATTTGTTTGCTTCAATCTTTGCCTTATTGTCATAAATGTTTGTGGCACTAAAACCATCAATAATTGATTTGACTTCTTCTTTACTTAATAAAACTTTTTTAAGACCAAATAAATTATCTTTACCCCATTTACCACCGTGATTTCTATGACCTAATACTTCATGCGCCAATGTTTGTAATGGGTCGTTTGCGGTAAATGCCATCTGTGTTTTATCTAGATTAGGAATCCACATACCACCCAATCTAGTTTGTGGTGAACCTAAAAAGTCTGTATGTGTTGCTTCATCAGAAATATCTTCAACAGTAATATCTCTTATTTCTGAATTCAAATAGATTTGTGGATTACTCCCTTTAAATACTAAACTCTTTAATACATTATATACTTCTTCACAATTAGCATTCTCAGTTGCTTTTACAATCATCTCTAAGAAATATAATCGTTTTACTAAAGCAGAGTGTTCTTGAGGATAGAAATAATAATATGTGTTTTTTAAATTTCGAGTTCCATCTTTTAACTTTTCGTCAAATTGCATTCTCATCACTTTCATATCTTTTTTAGTGATAACTGGTTCATCAAGTTTATATCTTCTTGCTCTATTAATCAACCATCTTGACAAATAATCAGATTGGTTCAATGGGTCAGTCCCATCTTCTTCGTAGTAACTGGCTACAGTATTTTGTTTTTCTTGTTTATAATAGTTATTAGCAGCAGTCGCCCAAGCGTCTAGTAATTGTTTTGGACTCGTTCTCCAATCTATTTTCTCGAATATTTCATTATAAATTTTCTTTGCCCAATCAAATTGGTCTTCAGGTCGTGTACAAAGAGGTGTGCCAATTGTTCCTTGAACACCATCAACGGATGCCAATGCTAAGGTGACACCACCAACCTCTCGTTTAGTTGCTTCTAAATCTTGTGGGTCTTCGTCTGGATTCAAATCAATACGAGGGGCGATTAATCTCATATTACCTGCTGATACGATGTTTGTCTTACCACCAACGAATGTATTATAATCACCTTGTATATTTAAAGTCGCATCACCATCTATATAAACTTTAACATCACCACTGATATGAACACTTTCATCACCAACAACAACTTTATAATTGTTACTTACTACATGCGTTGATTTAGAACCGTCTGGGTGAACTTCATAATAAGTTCCACTCTTATGATATTCTCTAATTCTTTCAGCACCTTCAGTATCATCGTATTCTTTTATATGACCAGACTCAGTTTCTAAAACTTGATTGTGTGGATATGAAGAATTGAATGATGAGGCAGGTTCCTCGATTAAATCATCTATAGGTGTAACTGCTTTGTTGATACCTCTTGCTAACTGATTAACATCAGATTCATTTGCTTTTTGTGGGTAAACTCCGTTAGGGTCGTTGAAACCTTTTGTAGTATCTGGTAGTGAAGCAGACATACTTGGTATTGTTCCGAGTATCATAGGGTTTTGTGCTTCTTGACCATCAAGGAAGAAACCCATTACCCACGAACCTTCTACAATACCAGTAGGTGATTTACCGATACCACTAATAGAGGCAGAGTCAATACTATTGACTACGGTCGCCCAAGGCAACTCTTCGGTTGGGATTTTATCTTTGTCATCTGTGTGATATCCGAAACAACGCACACGAACTCTACCCATTTTAAGGGGGTCTGTTCGTTGTTCGACAACACCGATAAACCAAGTGAAACCTTGTCCACCTAAAGAGTTATTAAACATTATCTATTTTGAACTGTCTTCTTTGCTTTAGTTACTGCTTTTTTAATTCTACCACCAATCTTTGGTGCTGCTTTTTTCTTTTTCTTAGCAGGTGCAGGTGCTTCTTCTACAATTTCTTGAAGAACTTCTGGTTCTACTGGAGTAGAAACTTCTGGTTCAACAACTTCTTGAATGAATTGTCTTCTGTTACTATTTGGTAAAGGCATTTTATTTCTCCTATTATACTATTGGTGAGTCTTTACAACATTCTAAGACTGTTGTTAGTTTCTCATCGTTCATTGTTTGTCTAACTTTTGTTATCAGATATTCTCCTGATATACTCTTATCAACTTCATACTTAGCATCTTCAATACCACTATTAATATAAAATTGTAAATCGATTAATTGACCAACATTTTTTGTTGAGTCTCCAGCAATAGTAACTTGCATAATATTATTAAATATTTGTTTATTATACGATTGCTTTCTATTCTTTATACTTATATCTTTTTTAGGAATGACCATATTATCACCATTAAAGAATGGGTCTGAGTCCTGACCAAACTTTGTAAGTGATACATTTAATATAGCATCTCCCTCAACTTCTATTGGGTAATAACCACCTTCGAATGTAGTGAACTTGTCGTGTTGATTATTATAATTAAATACCCTTTCTATTTTATTCTTTCTTTGAACATCGATACCAATACTTCTTGATTTAAACATACCACCTTTTACATTTTCTAAAAAGTTATTTTCTTTGAGTAATTTAAAATTTAATATCTTATATTGGTCAGAACCCTCAACATCTTGACCCTCTACCTTAAAGTTTGAAGGATAATATGTGTAAGTCCAATCTATCGCACCATCAGAAATTAGATTAGGTATGTTTCTAAAATTAAAACCATTACTATCTTCATAAAAAATATAATAAGGATAATGGTCATCTGAATCTGCTTTCTTACAAAAGAAGTCTATTGTCTTATCTACAGAATAATTTGGAATAATGTATTTGTGAACTCCAGAAGTTTCATCTATGGTG